AGTTGCCATAAATCCGTAGATCGCAACCTGTACTTGTAGGTTAGATACTACGTTCACTGACATATAAGCCTGAGGTCCACGATAAACGGTGAACGCCTCAGGAGCCAAAATAATGGCTGAGTTATCATCGACAGTAGTCTCTGCAAAGTTACGGTCTACATACAGATCGAGTCCAAGTACGTTACCGCGAATAGAGCCAGGCCCTACCTGTCCAGCCGCGTTCATTGGTTGAATTGCATTATAAATTGGTCTCTTTGTGGTATCTGTTGCTGACATCAGTAGCTGCCATTGTGCACCGTTGCCGATGTAGTTCTGAGCAAAGTAACCGGTGTTTTCATAGACAAGCTTTGCAGCTTGTGAGCTGTAAGCGATAACGCCGTCGCTATCAGCTGTAGTAGCTGATGCGTTAGTACCTGCAGCTAATAGCGCTGTAAGCACTGCGGTATCAATAGAAGTTAAATAAGCGTTTTGAAGTTGGTTAGTCAGTTCCGCATAAAAATTTGGATCTGATCTCTCGAGGAGCTCAACACTTATGGTATTCATTCCGGAGTACTTGGATACAGTTCCAGTTAAATATTGTGTAACCATACCTGTATTAGATACGGCTCCAGCTTCGGCCTCTACTGTGACAGTCGGTGCAACGCCTGAACCGCCACCTGCTGATGTAACAAGTGATGGGACGTTAATTGTCATACCAGAATTTGGAAGAACTCCCTGACTGCAGGCATCAATGGCCGGGGTTCCAAAGCGTGTATTAGTTACAAACTCTGATAGGTACTGAGTTGGATTAAATGCCGGGTTAGTTGAAAAGCTATCGTCTGCGGCAGTTACATAAAGACGAGACTCATCGCTACCTAGTGCAGCTTTGATCTTGTGCTCTGTGTATGTTGCCATAGATACGATTGGTGTACGGACTCGCTGAGAATCCAATACTGACGGACGAATGATCTTACGAGCGGCTTCGACTTTTTCAGCCTCGACCGGTGTATCTACCGGAGTCTCCTCCGGTGTATTTTCTGGGGCTGTAGTCACAGCTTCCTCGCTTTCGGTTTCTGTTTCGGTCTCTACGATTGTCGTATTGATCGTTGTGGTTTTGGTGCTTGTGCTTGTTGCAGCTTCGAGCGCAGCTCGTGCCGCAGCAATATCAGTTACGGAGGCGCTGGAGAAAGCGGCACTCTCGACGAGGCTAACTTCCTTGAGGACCGCAGCCGTTACTAACAGGTAATCTCCCATTGGCTTCGAAGCGGTTACATCCACTCCGACGGATAAGCCACTGACCAGATTTTCCTGAGCGAGTACGAGCGCATCTTGTCCTCGAGTGCTACTCGAAAGCTTAAACGATCCGTACACGCCTGCAGTTGAATCGCTGAACGAAATTGCGCGACCTACCGGCTTATCTTGTTGATGCTGCATTAAAAGCTTTATCTGTGAGGCCTCGGCGTAAGTAATTGAACCGCGCTCGAACATTACAGGGCCTGCACTCGTAAAACCGATCTCGCCATATGGTGCAACAAGTCCGGATACGATACGGCGCTCTGTATCAGCCGCCTGGATTTCTTGACTAAACGTTAGTAGCACTTGCATCTCCTAGCGGTGTGAGTTGTTCCATTTGTCGAGCTTGGTTTACATCAATTAAATCTAGGTTGAGCATCTTTTCAATAATGTCTAAACGATCCTTAGCATCTACACGAAGGAACGTATCGTCTACCGCAAAGCGCACTTGATTTTGGCTATTGGTAATGTCATTCATACTGAGGCGGTCCTCGATCGCGGAAATATAAGGCTGCAAAGAATAAGCGACGAATTCTTTTCTGCCATCCAGAATATTTTGATATGTCATCGAGTTATTCATATCGCTCGAAATCATATATGCCGGTACATTCATCGAACGTGCGATCTCGGTACTTAAATACTGTGAGGCCTCCGTGTAGGCCATATCTTTAGGCGAGAATGAAGTAGGTACATAATCCAAAGTCGAAGTCAGATACGCCGTCGATCGATTTTGGCGAGCGCTCTTGAACGCAGCTAGTAAACCTTGGATCTGTGTTTCAGGAAGGTCGGCTCCCGAGTTCTTCAATATTCCAGTCGGCATCGGAGTTGCAGCACTTACCGCCGCCGCTTTCTGGATGTCATAGGCAGCGCGAATAGTGGTACTTGCGGTTTGTAATACACCAGGAAGAAGTGACTGGAAAGTGACAAGCGAGCCAATGCCACTCATCGGTACCAAGTCACCATCAACAAAATAATCTTTTACTTCAGTTCCATATTTGTCAGTGGTATATGTTACGCGGTTATTAGCAACCCACTCAAAGCCTGACGGCCTGCCATCGTCGGCATACAAAGAAGTAACGCGCCAGTAGGCGATTGAATAAAATATAAGAGAGTCCACGGTTGCACTTATTGTTACGCTTCGTGGTTGTCGAATGTCAGGTTGCTCAAGCCAAACAGGGCTACCTAACTTTTCACCAGTTGATTTTTTATATAATGCTAAATCGATCGACGAGATAACGCCGGCGATAAGATTTCTGCATCTTGATACGGAAGCAACCATTAAAGCAAAGTTGCGATCGATACCGACATTGTTATAACCAAAAGAGCTATTAGTGTTAAATGATCCGTACCCGTAGGTGGTATCCATAACTGCTGGTGCATATTGAGCTTCAATAGCCGGCTTGTCAGCCGCCTTAAAACCTAAAGTTTGAAGTAATCCCATAACCGCCATTTTCCCATAATGTCAAGCATAAGTACGGCTATCTGCCGCGTGTCTAAACGTAAACTTTAGCCTCACTCATTGGCTGCGTTAGCACGTGAACGACCATACTTAAACCGATCGCAATATCAACCGGTCCAGCGGATTTACGACGGATGATTCTCCAGGAGGCATCCGATTCTTTAGCTGCACAGTTAGACATATGTGTAACAAGCTCGTCCTGGCCACTATGTACCAGGCGTTTATTAGCCAGGGCCTCGTAAAGATCGCCTGAGGCCTGATATCCCTTTTGGCCTGATATATCGGTTATCTGGATTCCATTAACTTCAAGCCTTTTGGCTATTGAGGCGGTTGTGTACTTATCAAAGCAGACTTGTCTCGGGAAATAGAGCTTGGCCCAGCGAGCGATCGCATTGGCAACGAATAGCTCATCGATGGATACGTCCGAATGAAATACCTCTAACACAGCTACGCCTATGCGACCGTCAGGCATTACCTGGCCCATTACGAGCGAACCATCGCGCCTGCTCGGTGCCACGTCAAAGGCGAATACGGTAAGCGGACCGGGTACAAGTTTAAGGTCTTTATCGCCGGCCTCTTCAACCGACATATGAGGCCAGGGGCTGGCCGTAGAGCTAATCCACTGGCAAAGCATCTCGGTCTTTGTAGTTTCGATTGGTTGCGTACTAACGGCCTCTTCTAATGCCGCCTCCGTGACCGTGTAGCCAAGGGCCGGATTAGCACAAGCCCAGCCGTCACGATCGGTTATCTTGGCGAATGGCGGAGCGCTGTATTCATAGTATCCAAACGATTTAGGCGGCGTACTCCTGGCCCTCTCGACAAGATCGTTCAGCACGGTGCTGAAGGAATCACCGGCATTGGAAGTCAGTAGGGTTTGAGCGTTCGGCTTTGCTCTCGTGGTTGGAGTCGCTGCGCGATAGCCTTCTTCCGAGATCTCGCGTACCTCGTCAATATAAAGCAGCGAGGCAGTACGTCCGCGAGAACCGTCTCTCGTAGCTGCGACCACATCCAGGCGATGGCCATTTTTTAGCTCTATTGACTCGGTGCCATTGGCAAAGCGGATCTGTTTAACTTGCCGGCTTAGCTCGTCGCTACTTTCGATGGCATAGGCCACTTGTCGGAAGGTGTCCAAGGCCATTGACCGGTTAGAGGACATAATGAGCACGTTAGGGCTATCGAATAAAAACATATGCCCGAGCATCATCATACGCGCCAGGTGAGTCTTTCCCTGTTGTCTGGCACAAAGGATGAGGTTTGTCTTGCGAATGAACATCCCGGCATCGTCCACGGTGGTCATATCCCGAATTACAAAATCTTGCCACGGCAGCAAGGGCAGTCCAATACTTTCTGCTAGCTGTGCGATCTCATCGCCGCGAGTGTGGCCCGTGAGATACGGGCTATGTAATCGAGGCTCAGTAGCCCCCTTACGGGGTGTAATGGTCTGGGTCATATATTTACTAATCCTGTTCAATCTGGCCTACGCACGGACCGGCTGGGACCGTACTGGTGGTTTTCGGGGAGGAATTGCTCGG